AAGTGGCCGGCAACGCTGTAATCAAACGGCGCTACGGTCATGTTCCAGCCCTGAATCTTCTTGCCAAAGCCGTACCAAGGGAATCCGGCAAAGCCGCCGCCAACCTGGTCGCCATGGAACAAGAACCAGCGCTTGCCGTAGATCTCGTCTGTACCAAACCAAGCGCGCTCGCCCTTGGAGATTGTCTCAACCCACTCAACGTGGGAGATGTCCTTTACTAGCATTGACGCAACCTTGTACATCATTGCGTCTGCATTGGACTCTGGGTGAAACGTGCCCTTGCGGCCAAGTCGTCCGTGGTTGCCGATGCAGCCCACAACCCTGATGTTCTCAAAGCTGCCTGCAAGCCTTCGGACAAGGCCAGCAAGAATTTCCGCGCCGCGGAATGTTTGGTTGTAAAGCGACGCGTCAATCAAGTGTGCCTGGCCAGGGAAGATGTCTTCCCCCTCAACGAGGTCGCCAAGCAGATAGACCCGAAGGTCAGTTACTGGATGGTCTGCACGCTGGATTGCAACAAGGGACTCAACCTTTTCGGCAAGAAGCTTGATGCGCTCTGCGCAGGTGTCGCTGTTGTAGGTTGGGGTAATTTTGCCCAACTGCCAATCTGAGAGAAGAAGGATTGCCGTCTCCGGGTCCCCATCTCTTCGGTCAAATATCCGTGCTGGCACCGCAGGCAGCTCCATAGAGGCCGCTGCCTCAGTTGCTGCCTGATAGACAGCCTGAACAAGCTCTTGGGTTGCGTCCTCCCGCTGGGAAAGTTTCTTCATTGCCGCTCGGTAGGAGGAGCGAAGTTTTTCAATCTCCGCCTGAACCGTAACGGAAGCAAGCTCTTCCTCTGCCGCAGCAATAACAGCCTTGCTGTCAACCTTTTCCTTGTTGCCGCTAAGGACTTTCGCCGCCAGGCTGCCTTCGGTAATAATTCTTGTCTTGCCGTTGTTAATGCGCTTATCCACAAAACTGGCAGCCCCGGAGAGCAATCGGTTTCGCTGAATGCGCCAAGAATCCTTGCTTCGATCTGGGTATTTTAGAACAAATGATTCAAACTCTAAGGAAACGGCGTCAGCCTTTTCCTGTGACCCCCACGTACGTGGCCGGGCCATGTTTTCGTTTGCCATTATTCCCTCCATAATCGGGCAGGTTTTCTGCCACTCTCTGTAGTATACGCCACTTCCGCTGCGTGGCACATTTTGCGTGTAGAAACTTTAGGCGTGGACTGCGCGACTAAGAGGGGATAATCTAACACGGTGATTGGTGTATACGAAGCCTTCTTTACGGCACTGAGCGGGGACGTTACCCTGCAAACTTTGCTGGGCGGCTCAGCTACCGATAAGAAGATTTACCCAATTACCAAAACAGGGCCAAGCGAGTTGCCGGCAATTTCAATTGCCGTTGTAGCGGGCAGTAGCGATCTAGGGCTTCCGATTGACAGGCCGGTGGTAGATGTGCTCATTTCGAGCTTAAGCAGCGCCACTGAACTGAACAATATTGGAAACGCTGTAGATGAGATACTTAACCGTGAGCGTCTCTCTGGTCCAAACGGGGCGGTGTTGCACGTTGTGCGAAAAGTTGCGCAGCGCGATGACTACAATCCGAACGTCTTGGAATACCGGCGAGTAATCCGGTACATAGTAGTAAAAACATAAGGGGAGCAAGATATGCTTACACTTGGTTCTGGTACAATTGATATTGCTTATTGGAAGCCTGGCGCAGTAGCTGGCCAGGCTGCCGGCAGCCGCACCGTTCCGTACTTTGCTGGTACGGTTGGTTACGGCAACACTGGCGAGCTTGTAACGATTGGCGAAATTGGCGGCGACGTCGAGTTCGACATCAACTTCCAGGAGCGCGAGTTCTACGGTCAGCAGAATTTCCCTGTCGCGAAGGCATACTTCGGCGGCAAGTGCGAAGTTCGCGCACGTGGCGTAGAGGTAAAGTGGGACAACCTGAAGAACCTCTTCCACAACGACCTTGGTCTTCTTGGTGGCATCACCGCCACGACGACGGGCACGACCGTTTACGGTTACGCCGTCACCGGGCACGAAGACGCCCCAGGCAACTACCTGTTCCGTTCTTCGACGGGCGGCGGGTCGGTTGACTCAGCAGTAAAGGGAGCAGGAATGCTTCCAGGCTCTGGCACCGACTTCGTGGGTTACACCCGATACGCTGGCCAGGGTGGACAGGCGTCCCCAATGGGTCTGCCTCGCCCGCTCTACGTTCGCTTTACGCACCGACGCTCGGATGACCCGTCCCAGACGGTCCGCATCCACCTGCCAAAGGCGTTCAGCATGGCCCTGACGATTCCGTTCACGCGCGAGGATATCTCGACGATGGACCTGGACTTCTCAGGCACCGTAGACCGTTCGTGCAAGCTCGAAACGGCTGACACAAGCGCGACGCCGTCAATCGTGTTCGTACAGGCATAATTACCGTCTTTCGATAAAGACTGAAGCGCAGGGGGATTGTCAAGCGAGACTTGGCAATCCCCCCAGCGGCCGCCAGAAGCGCCGCAACCCCAGGCTAGGGACAAAGCCACCCACAAAACCACCACGCTCCCCTGTGTGTATGTAGTGTTTTGTAGTACCATTTAGCAGTGCAATCCCGTTGCGTTGACGGGCTCTGCCAATAGCAGTAGTAGGAGTGAACCATGGCAAACCTCGCACAGGTCCGACCGACGAAGGTGCTGACCCTTAACGACCTCGCGGATATCGAGGAAAAGTACGGCTCGCTTGATCAGATTGACCTGACCAAGTTTACCGTTATTCGCTACATTCTTTGGCTGGTTCTGAAGAAGGACGAGCCAATCACCGAGCGAGAAGTCGGTGATCGCTTCACCCTGGACACCATGCGCGAAGAGATCGATAAGGTCATGCGCGCCAGCGGCTTGATTGGCGCTGACGAGGCCGCGGGTGCTGAGGGAAAAGAGGCGGAGGCAAAGGCGTAAGCTGGAACGAAATCGATTGGGGGAACATCATGGCGTCCTACGCGGACAGCTTTGGGTTCACCCCAACCGACTTCTTTAACCTTACCTTGGCGCAATTGAACGCGTTTTCTCGTTATATCGAGAACCGAGATAAGGAAATGAAGAAGGCCTCCAAGAGTAAATCTAGCGGGAATGCAGGTGGCAAGAGTATTGACTCAGTAGAGCAACTTGTTGCAACATTCGGTAAGCCCGGCTTTGCCGGAAATAGCTAAATCCACCCCTTCTAGGAGTATGCATGGCGGAAGCTGGAAATCCCACAGGTACGGTTCAAATTGGCTTGGACGCGACGCAGTTCCGTGCCGGGACTCAGGCCATCCTGTCGGATATCCGCTCCATCATGCAGGGCCTTACTCAGTTTGAGAAGGCCTCCAACAAGACCGGTGGATCCCTTCGAGGGTTCGAAGACGCATCTCGTTCGCTGAAGACGTTCCGAGCTGCTATTGACGGTGATGCCCTTCCGGCTCTCCGAAGATTGCAGAATCAGGCATCGGCTTCAGCGAACTCTCTTTCTAGGGTATTCCAAGTTGGTGCACAGTCAGCGCAGGCAGTAGGCAGTATTAACCGCGTTACTTCTGCGTTGGCAGCCCAAGAACGCCAGGCGCTTCGCACAGCCGACGCTATGGCACGCGCAGCAACGTCCAGCCAACGTGGAGCGATGGCGTTCCGCAATGGTGGTCGAAGCAGCAGCGGTACTTCGGGACGTAGTGTCTCTGGTGGTACTCGCGGCGCGCGGTCGTCTCTTGACGACTCTGGCGCGGCTGCCCGTCGGTTAAACCAGCAGGCTGACGCCCTATTTGCGCGCGTCGGAAAACTTACTGGCGGGAAGGGCCAATCAAAGTGGCCGTTCCGCGACATGCCAGATCCACGCAATGACCCCAAGCAGGCCTGGAGATTTGCCACCCCCTCCGCCGCCCAGCAGGCAGCAAACCGCCGCAGGCTCCAGGAAATTGACCGCAAGTTCCAAGAGAGCATTGCCCGTCGAGGCGGCTGGAAATCTGTTTACGCTGCACGCGACGAAGACGATGAGATGTTCTCCCGACGTGAGCAATACGCTCGCAGGGGATCACTCGCACCCAAAATTTCTAAAGCAACAAGAGAAAAACTTCGCGCTGCGGATAAAACGCGCGTGCGCCGATCTTCTGGCTACGGATACTCGGAGCCAACTACGGGGACCGCCAGCCTAGAACAGGCTGCCGAGCTGTACGCACGAGCGCTGGCCCGCTCTTACGCTGCCGGAGTTCGCATTCGAGGGGCTTCGCCGCGCTCCGCTGCTGGGCGCGCGGTTGGCGAAAGGGCTCAGCGACTTGCGGGCGCATTGGACACCGCCCTGTATTTTTCACCGACTGATGCTGGAACCCGAGCGCGCGCGCGGAATCGACCACGGGCATTTAACCGCGCAGATCAAAGCCGACGCCTAGAGCTTCTCCAGGCCGCGGTAGATCAGATGACGGACTCCCATTATCCTGGCCGTCTTGGTTCTACTTCTAAGCTGATGCGCGGCGGATTTGTTGCTGATGCGCCAAACCCGTATCGACGCAGCAGCATCCCCGCGCTTAGGAAAATGCGCCGCCTACTTGTTGGTGCTTACTCAACCGCAGAAACCATGCAGCCGGGACAAACTGGATACCTTGGCGCGCTTGGCGGCGTAGGGGCGCCTGGCGTTGGCGCAGCACTGATCGCCCATGAGATTCGCCGTCGAGCAAGAGCAGGTCGCGCATTGCCGCTTACGGCGGTTTCAGACGCGCTGCCAATGTACCTTCGCGGCGGGTTTGGGCGTGGCCCAAGCGGAAAGCGTCGAATGAGTCGCAATGCAGCTGAGCGCGCTATGCAGCTAGGCGAACTTACCAGCCTTGGATTGAGCGCCGCGGACGCTCGTAAGTTGCTTCCGTTAATACGCGCGCAATTGAGGGAGCAAGAACGCGAGCTAGGTCTTCGCCCTGGAGAAGTGCAGTTTGCCAAGAAGGGCAAGCTGGGCGGTCTCAAAGATCTTCAGAAAAGATCAGCAGAAGCACGACTAGAAGCTGTTGAATCTAGAAACTCGGGTCGACCATCAACAGGTACGGCATCAGTGCGCGATGCATCTTCAAGATTCTCCAGATCTATTATCCGTTCTGCCGCGGCCGGGGTAAAGACACGAGAATTTGGCGGAAGAAGAGGCGGAAGAAACGCTTCGGCTCGACAAAAAGCAGAACTTGCCAAATTACTGCAATTCAATGAAGATTTACGCGACTATGGATCCCTTAGGCCCGTCTGGTCGAGTACACCAACTGGAGGGAGAGTCCAGCGCAACCTAACGCGACTGCATCGCCGCAGTAGCAGTGGAGGGCTGGGTCGACAATTGGCATACAGGCCAGTAAGGGGACTTGACCCGACGACTGAAGACAACCAGTCAGCAATGCGCATGACGTCTTATGCCCTGGAACAAATGATACACAACAATCCCGGCAGGGTGGCGCTGGCACCCAACCCCTACTACAAAAAGCGCGGCTACCCAAAGCAACTAACACGACTGCGCATGATACCGGTGGGGGCGTACTCATCTAGCACTGGTGGCGGAACGCACGGATATCTTGGCGCACTTGCTGGCACAGGCGACGAATTTGCGGGCGGAAAAGCTCCACTAGGGGGAGTTGGCGGCACCCTGGTTGCTCAGGAGCTAAGAAGAAGAGATCGCTACCGGCGCGGTTTGCCGCCTTCCCAGCGCAAGGGTTTGACCAGGTCTGGCTCTACGGTAATGCCATACAGTGGATTTGGTCAACTCGAAATGTTTGGAATTGATGATGCACTACCTGTGTATCAAAATTTTGGCGCCCAGCAAAGGCGCATCGGCAGTGGAAGAGTCAGAAATTATCGCCGCGGAGAAGAAATTGACCAGCAAAGCGGACACCTTGCGTGGACGCCTTGGCGCACTAAGTCAATAGTTCGCGGCATCCGCCGCTCGCTTCCTGGGCAGATTGCGACGCTTCGAGCAATTGGTGGAGATGCAATTCCTTCAGACATTCAATTTGCTAAGAGGGGCAAGCTTGGCGGGCTTGCCGCTATGCAAAGTGACAAGTCTGCAAAGCGTCGCGCATCTGTCAGTTCCCAGAACTCCCGAACACCATCTCCTGGGACCGCAAGAATTGGCGATGCCTCTGATCGTCTTGCGCGATCAATTGTCCGCTCTGCCGCAGCTGGCGTAAAAGTACGTGAATACGGCGGAAAAGACGGCATGTACGGAATGAGACCTCGTCAATACGCAGAATTTGTTAAATACCAAAAGTTCCTTCAGGCGTTGCGCGAGTACGGCATGACAGATGCATCTGGAGTAACTAACCTCAGAGTCAGAGATCGCTCCAGACGAAGCGGCATGACAAGAGACTATTACCGCTTTAAGCCAGTTGCGGGATTTGACCCAAGGACAGTCGACAACCGCTCATCCATGGGCATGATGACTCACGCAATGAGTCAAATGCGGTCGCAGCCCGGAAGGCTTGCTCTCGCTCCAAACCCGTATTACAAAAAGCCTGGCTATCCGCGCGCCTTGACGCAGCTGCGGATGATTCCAGTTGGCGCGTATTCGTCAAGCACAGGTGCCGATACGCACGGGTATATCGGTGGCCTGGCTGGCACTGCGCAAAACTGGGCTGGTGGACAGGCTCCTCTGGGAGGAGTTGGCGGAACACTGATTGCCCAGGAGTTGCGACGACGTGACCGATACCGTCGAGGCTTGTCGCCGCAAGGGCGCAGGAGCATGACTAGAAACGGATCAAGGGTATCTCCGTATGGCGGCTTTGGTCAGCTGGAAATGTATGGCATTGGCGCTGCGCTTCCCGCCTATCAAGGGATGGGGGCGGAGGAAAAGCTTGGCACTGGAAAAACAAAACCTTACAGACGAGGCGAGGACATTGACGACCAAAGCGGGTACCTAGCATGGACCCCCTGGAGAACAAAGTCGCTCATCCGTGGAATTCGTCGGTCTCTCCCTGGGCAGATTGCTGCCTTGCGCGGGATTGGCGGAGACGCTATCCCTTCAGACATTCGATTTGATCGTCGCGGCGGGCTACTGCCAAATCTGCGCGGCAAAGAAGCAATGTCTGCAGCAGAGGAGCTTCGTCAGGCAATTGTTCGGGCAACTGAACTTGGGCGAGAAGACGTGCCAAGAACTGCCAGCGTTGAAGACGCGGCACGCATGCTTGCGCGCGGAATTGTGCACTCTCAAATTGGCGGAGTGAGAATTCAAAGAGTTCCAGCATTTAGTGGTCCATCCTCGGAAGCGCAAAAAAGCATGGACATTTTGGATCATCTGGTTGCCCGACACGATCAGTCGCAACGCACCAACAACACGCCCAGCCCTTTCCCGTTTATTCCCGCCTCTGCTGGCCGCGTCGGAATGATGCGTTCCGGATTGCGGCAAATGGCTGGTGGCGAGCGCGGCGGATTTATTGCCAGACTTGCTACGGATGCTCCGTTCTCGCACATTCCAGTTGGCGCGTACTCAACCCGTGATCCAGGAGAATTCCATGGGTACCTCGGCTCGCTAAGCGGTCTTGGCATTCCTGGCATTGGCAGTGCGTTAATGAGTGCTGAAATCAAACGACGTGTTGCTATGGGCCGCATTAGCGCAATGACCACAGCCAGGGAAAGATTCCTACACCCTGGCGACATCATGGAGCACTACAGAAGCATTCTTCCGCGTCATATCCCTTCGCTTGAAGTAAGCGCCGCAGACAGCGGGAAGGGTTTTTACGCCTCAGCTGGTTTTACCGATGCAACGGGTTTCCCAATTGGGGGAACCCATGTAGGGGGAGTTCCAAGTCGTTTGGAACTTCAAGGACCAAAACAGCTTGCAATGCTTGCGGAAATCCGCAAGCAGATTGCAATTTTGGAAAAGGAATATGGGCTGCCACCTGGCAGCGTCAGATTTGCTAAGAGAGGTTCTCTTAGCTCTATAGCTGCATCCACCGGGGTGCGTGGTAAGGGGGGTGATTCTACCGTGGGCGCAACATCTAAGAGGGGGTTCGAGCCGCTTGCGGCAGCAATCGATACTTCCCTGGGCGCGTATATCAACGAGATGCTGCAGGGCTTAAAAGCCGGTCGTAATGGAACAGTTGGGCCACGCCAAGTAGCGAAAGCTCTTGGCAAATTCCAGGAAGATATTCTCGCAAGCTTTGGTATTGGTTCTGGTAAGGGTATTACCGGAATGCGTACTGGCTTCAGTGCTCTTCCTGCGGATTCGCGCCGAAAGATTGCCAAGAGCGTTTCGGCAATCTTCGGAGACCTGCTTTCCGACTACACCGAACGGATGGCCCCTGCGTTTAGGCGCGGCGGTTCTAGCATCGCCTCATTGGGCGGCGTAAGCCACGCAGCCGACCTTAAGACCATTCTTACTGGTTCCCAGGGCGTATTGCTTGAAGAGCTTGCCGCCGTCCAGGCTGCAGCAAGGCCTTCACGCCGTAGAAGCGGTGCCAGAATCCCCGCAGCGGATGCATCTAGGTTCCGAACGACCCCTCCTGGCACTGGCCTTGACTACGTCAACGGTCTTCCAGTTATAGGGAACGACTTCCGCAATTCTCCAGCCATTCTCCAAAGCCTGCAGAGTGGTGGGCAAGGTGCCTACAACAACTCTTTGGTTGCAACCCTTCTTGCCCAGCAGTTTATGCCAAGGCTGCCTAAGAACTACGGATCTCTCACGATGTCCAATATCGTTGAGACACAAGGTGCCTTTGGCATTGCCGGGATAAACGAAAACAAAAACCTTCGCGGCAAGCGGCATCGCATGCCGGGTGGCGAGCACACAGGCTTTGGACACGTTATGTTCGATCCGGCCGGGGGCCAACGCGCAACGATCACGCTCTTCAACACCGTCAAAACAATGCTTCACGAAATCGAACACGTTCGAGAACGCGCAGCACAAATAGAGTCAATAAAAGCAACTGGCGGTAAGGCATCAGGACCAGCATACGAGGCGGAAATGAAGCGCCGCGGATTTGGTTCATCTGAGCTTCTCCCCGTATACGACCCAGGAACCGGCGAGCTTATGTATGTTCCAAAGGGCGCCCCTGGCATCAAGGTCGTAGAGAATGGCGTGCTAAAGCTCCCAGCTGGCGCACTCACCAAGAGTCAGTACATGGAACTGCCGATTGGGCAGCGCGGTGGGTTCCAGAGAGCAACCATTACGCAAGCGCAGGCGGCAGAGTTTGACAAAAATGCCGGTGGATCACACGCAAATATTCAGCGCCACTTTATGCCACAAGCACGAATGGGCATGGAGTCAGGTTTTGGCATTGCCCAGATGGCAAGCTTACTTGCATTCTCTAACAGGAACATTCTTCCTGGAGAAACAAGAGAGGAAGCTACGCTTCGAAGCCGACTCACTAACACTGGCTTCTTCCCTAGTGGCCAAGAGCAACAAATTATTGCGGCTGGCGGCATAAACGCCGTCAGGCCTGGTCTTGCTGGAACAGCCAATGCGTATATTGCCGGTGCGCTTCCTGCCTATGAGCAGGTAGCCAAGCGCCCACAGCGGACCGCTGCGCTGTTCGGCGCGCGAGTGCAGGCAGGGCTGCAAAATGCAGTGAGTGCACTGGCAGGAGGCGGCGATGACATGTCGCTCCTTGGCGGTGCTGCGAAGGCACTTGTCAGGGCAACGCAGGCAATCCCTGCCAAGGAGCTTAAGGCAACCTTTGGTTCGCTAAGCTCTACGGCCCTTGCTGACTTCGGCATGATCCTTGACGCTGCGGTTGGCAGCGGCAGGAAGCTTACGAGAGAAGTGCCAATTGGCGACCCAGTAACTGAAGCGCCAGGAACAGCAAACTACGTTGATCCAGGCTATGCCACCGAGGGCAAGGGAAAGAGACGCCGCAAAGCGAATGTGCCAGCCGCCCCAGTGGGCGGCGGAGCAACGGTACGAGCGCTGACCCCAGAGGGTCTACAGGCCGTATCCGCCGCTCTCCACGCACTCACCCTAAGCACCGCTGGCGTATCCCCAGAAGCTCTGCCGCAGGCACGTGCAAACGTTCGACAGGCACGCACGGGAGCCCTTGGCTTGCCTGCGCAAGTAACGCCCAATCTTGAAGCGGTTCGCAGGAGCCTTGCCCTTGCAACGCTTGCCGCGGAAGTTGGCGCAATGCCAGAAGGCCCCCACAAGGAAGCCCTTAAGGGGATGCTGCGGCCGCACATGCCAAACAACCCACTCTTTGATTTGCCAAAGGGAACCAGGACCGGCCGAGGTAAAAATGCTGCCGTTGCGGCGCCAAGCACCTCTTCAAGCACGACACTGATTCCTTACGAGCCACCACTCAGCGCATCGGACCATCTTGCCCGAATCCAAGCGGCTATCTTTGGTGACGCATTCGGCATGGGCGGCAAGCCACGCGGACCACAAATCCCAGGGCCAAACGTTCTCCCAAGTTACGCGGGCCTAGACGACAACTTTAAAGGGATGAGTCCGTCCCTTGCCGAAGTCGGCCAGAGACTGAAGGGGTACGTCACCAACAGCAGAATGGCCCTTGGGATCACCCAGGAGTTTTCTTCCGCCATGGAACGGGCACGCGCAGGAACAATCAACTTCGGCGAAGGCATGCGCCAGATTGCAGACAGCAGCAAGGGGCTGCTCTTTACGCTTAAGGACACCATTAAGTTTGCAACCGCAATCACGCTGACGCAAAACGTTGCTGGCGCAATCAGCCAGGGCATTGGCCACCTAACCGGCGGATTTATTCAATTTAACTCAATCCTGGAGCAGTCACGCGTAGGATTCACCACCCTGTTTAAGCAGGGCGGAGACGAGATGGGAGTTGCCGAGTCTCGTGCCGTAGGAATGATCGAGCGAATGAAGGAATTCGCTAACGTTACACCGTTCCGCTTCAAGCAACTTGAAGAGGCCGCCATCCGAATGAAGGCGTTCGGCCTGGAGATGGGTAACATTATTCGACGCGATAGCAGCGGGCAGCTTGTCGGCTACATGCGTAGCATCGGTGACGCAGTTGCGGCCCTTGGTGGCGGCGACGAAAAGATCATGCGTATTACGTACGCACTTGGGCAGATGAACTCTGCTGGTCGCGTCTATCAAAACGACATGATGCAACTCGCAAACGCGGGTATTGCTGGTTACGAAATCCTGGCAGAGAAGCTCATTCAGGAGCTTGAAGCCAAGGGAGAAAACATGACCGCTGAGGATAAGAAGATCCTCAACGAAATGTACACAAACAGAATTGAAGCAATCCGCAGGCTGACGTCTAAGGGAGCAATCTCAGGTAAGGGTGCAGTGCAGGCCATCATGGCCGGCCTTGGCGAGCGCTATGGCGGCGGTATGGAGCGGTTGTCCAAGACGATGGCCGGCGCGTTTAGCACCATTGCCGACATGTCGCAATCACTTGTTGCCACCATGACGGGACCGCTCTACGACGCAATCAGAGATGTTGTAGTTGAGCTTGCAACTTATATGCAAAGCGATGCCTTGCTAGAAGTCTTTACAAAGATGCGTGAGGGAATTGCTGGGTTTGCAAGAGATTTGCGAGAGGCAATTCCTGCCGCGGCAAAGGTTGCTGGAGATGCATTTGGCTTCTTTATCAGACTCATGCAAAACATGTTTGGTTCTGGCAGCGGCATGATGGGTGGGCTCGATACCTTTAAAAAGGGATTGGGGACACTCGCCGACCTGCTAAGCAACGACGTTGTTCGAGCATTTGCCATGTCGTCCATTGCGGCAAAGGTTTTGCTTTCGGCCTTCACCTCTAACCCGCTTATTGCAACGGTTGGAGCAATCATTGCCCTTCTTGGCGTCATGCGAACCGCGTATGAGCAAAATTTCATGGGCATCAGGGACACTATTGATACCCTTGCTCCAAGGTTCCAAGAAATTGCCGACACAATTCAGGCAAATCTTGTTCCGGCTATTGCTGGATTTATTAAAGGCGCTGGATTGTTTATCACTGGCACGCTATCGGCTGCGATTAAGGTTCTCGGGCCAATCATTGCTGGCCTGGCAAGTGCCTTTGGCGGCATAGGCGGAGTCCTGCAGGTATTCGCTCCAATCCTTGGATTTGTTTTGGCTATGCTTATTACCAAGAAGCTTGCCGTTGACGGCTTTGCTCTGGCATTCACCAGGCTTTCACAGGCAATTGCTGGCGCCGCTTCGCAGATGTCTGTGTTTGGCGCAAACGCTAGATACACAGGTACAAGAAGCAAGGTTGGAAGCAACCTTGGCATGGTTGCAGTTGATGATCAGACTGGTGCTCTTGCTGGCTCTTCGCTCGCCGATAGGGCCAGGCTTGGCACTGCTGACGGTGGCTCTGAGCAGCTAAAGAACAAGGTCGGCACCCAGGTTATTACCCCGGCAAAACTGCGCGGCGCAAGCTTTGTCAGCGCTTATGGTCCAGTGGCCATTCCTGGCGGTTCTATTGTTAGGGACATAGCAACTGGGGCTGTCATTCAACGCGAGGCGGAGATGGGGCCAGTAGCCCGCACGTTTATTGGCGCAACGATGAACACCGAGATGTTCGGCGAAAAAGAAGTCCAAGAGTTCGGAAGGCTAAGAGACCGATCTATTGCTAAGGGTTACCTAGGGGTTGATACAGGTAGGGAAGAAGCTCTTCGGCACATGTCGAAAGACGAGATCAAGGAACTAGAGGCAACCGAAAAGAGAACCGGTCAGCCAGTTCCAACAGAACAACTTCCTGGATACGCCCGAGCCGCCGCATTGGGCGAAGGGCGCATGAAGGTTGAGCAGGGGGGAACTGCATTCCTAGCCAAGAAGGCTCGCGAAGCACGAAGGCAGGAAGCTGCGAGGCGTAACGTTTCCGCTCGCGCAATGGACAAGATTGTTGCAGACGCTGTTGCTGCCGGCGAACATCGTACCCCGCAAAAAGTGGACGAGCTTGGCAACGTTATAGACCCAGGTGGAGTGCTTAAGCCTGATTACGCGCGTTTGGTTGCGCCAGACAGCGGCAAGGGTGCGGTGTTGAGCCAAGAAGAGCGCCTTGCTCTTATTGATGAATACGAGCGTGAAGGGGCTGACGCAGAGCCAGATAAGAGCCGAGAAGATCGTCTTCGTGAGGCTCAGGAAAAGCGCGCAAACGCCGCACGCGAGCGAAAGCGCATCCGCGATGCGCGGATTACCAAAGAGCAGCTCAGGGCAAATAAATTCATCCCAATTGATCAATTCAGCACCGAAGGGGACAGCGCAACGGGCGTCATCCCTGGCTCGCCACGCCTTAAGGGTACGCGTCGCATTCAGGAGTATCTGAAGCAGCTTGGTACCAGGATGTACACTCTCGGCCGCCGAAAGGTTACGGCATACAGCCAAGGGCAATTCGACACAGAAATCGGCATTGGGCCAACGGGGACAATGCCTGGAAGCCTGCGCGTACCAACTCAGGGACCAATTCCTATCGGCGCGTTCGACACGGAAAGCGGCCCAGCCGCCAAGGTTCGCAGGTACCTAAGCGGTCTCAGGGGCGCACGCGCACCAATTTCTGCCTTCTCAACCGAAGGCGCACAGGCTGGGGCGCAACGGCGCCTGCGGCCCCTGGAGCGCCGAGACCTCTCTGCGTTCAACCTGGAAAACGACCTTATGCCTGGCAGATTCACTAGGTTCCGAGAGAACCTTGGCGAGCGAGCCAGATCAATCGGTGGCGGAATTAAGGATCGCCTTACGTCATTCGCCACATACTACAAAGACAAGCACGGCTCGCAAGCAATGCAGGCCGCGGCGCAATCCGCTTCAAGCTTTGCTACAGCAGCAGGCGCTTCGGCAATGGCCCTTGGTGGCCTTGTTGGAATTATCAACGCAGACCTTGGCGCATCTATTGCTCAGGTAGGCGCTGGCCTTGTTGGCTTTGGACAAGTTGTATCTATGGCTTCTGCGGCAATGACGCAGATTGGCAAAGTTGGACTAAAGAACATGGCGATGTCACTGCTTTCCTTTGCGACTGGCCCGATGGGCATTGTCGCTGCGGTTGCAGCCGTTGCCCTTGCCTTGTGGTCACTTGATCAGGCGGTAAAGCAGTCCGTAAAAGACATGGACGAGTACTACAAGAAACTTGTTGCGGGAGACAAGAAGGCAAGCACAGACATTGCAGACGTTGCTGGTTTGCCCGTAGCCAAGAAAGACAACGACCCGACCAAGTATCGCATTACTGGAATGGACAAGGACGGAACCCTTCTTAACTCAGATTCATCGCAGGCCACCATTGATGGCATGGTCGAGCGGGGAATTCTGGAGCTTGTTACCAACCCGTTGCTATCTCCTGGGCAACCTGGCTATCAATCATACAAGGTAACGCAGAAGGGCCTTGAAGCAGGTTACTCCGGCGTCACGGAACGTTTTAACAAATACGACGCAGCAACAACCCCTATCGTTCGAACCGACGCGGAGCAAAAGGCGTTTGCCGAGCAAGTTACCGGCGGGTTTATGACGGGCTTTGGCGTTGAAGGATACGACCAGATTAAAAAGACTTTGGAAGAAAAATTCCAAGCAGGAACTATTGACCTTGAAGATTTTGCCGCAACAAAAACTCAAATTCTTGAAGATGACGCAAAGGGAAGAGCTGCGGCAGAAGAGTTTAGGGGTGACACTGACGCGTTTAAGGCTGCCTACGTTAAGTCAATGGTTTCACGCGGATACACGGAAAAGCAAGCAAATGATATGTTTGGTAACGCTCAGCTAGCGGTTGGAAACGTTGCAAGAGAGAAGCTGGCTGGCGATGACGAATATACAAACATAGAACGCTACGACGATCTTAACAAATACCAAACAGAATCAGGGACGGGATTTGATCTAAGTTACGGCGCCCTAGGTAAAGAAGGCCTTATTGATGAAAGCATCTTTAACGTCTCCGAGAACCTAAAGCTTCTTAACGACAGCCTTGAAGATGCGCAAAAAGAATCAGAGAAAGCAGCAAAGGCGTTTGCCAAGCTGTTTGATCCTTTTGCTACGGTCTTTGAACAATTCATGGCAAGGGCCATGAAGATTGTTGGAGAAATCTTTAAGCAAGAGCAGGATCAACTTGCCGCTCAAACTAGCGACGCACTCTCTAACGTGACCGCGCTGAACAACGGCGAGGTTACCCGACTTGGCGTGCTTGAAGAGCAGTACAAGGTGCTTGAAGAGCAGCGAAAGGAGCAGGAGCGCATGAAGGCGCTTCAGGACGCACAGGAGGCTGCCGCACGGGCAACCCTGGGCCTATTTGATGCCCAGGTTGACCCTATTGATGCGGCCATTGCTGCGCGAGAGGCTTCGCAGGCCCTGCAGGAAGAAGAGCAGAACGCTGCTATGGACACGCTTGCATCTGACATTGAGCGAGCAAAGAACAGCGTGGAATACGCAGAAACCGAAGAGTTCTACGCCGCAAAGAAGAAGCAGCTTGACGAGGACCAAGAGGAACGACAGCGTCAGATTACTGAGGCTGCCGCCAAGTTGATGAACGATATCAAACTCGGGAAGATTACGCCAGAAAAGGCAAAGGCAGAGTTCTTCAAGATCTTTGGCGACGTTGGCATTGACATGGAGTCAATCCTCTCGACCGGAACAGTTGCCGGCCAGTCTTTGGCTGCAACATTTGGCACGGCTTTTGTTGACTCATTTAGCGCCTTTGGTGAAACGATTGTTAACACCATCGGTGCCGTGGTGCGCGCAGGCATCAGGGCAGTAAACGCAGAACTAAAAATTGACCAGATTGTTGCGGACATCGAAAGAATTGAAAGCGCCCAAGACAAGGTCAAGGGAAGCAAAATTCTTGCCGAAAAAGCTCGTTTGCAAAGAGTTGTCGCCGATACAAAGTTCCAGCTTAATGCTAAGGCGGCACAGACAACCGATCCAGAAATGTTCCAGGCCTACAAAGAGTTGATTGGTCAGCTTGATAAATCCTCGGCAATGTTTAGCGCAATGCCAACGTTTGACTCAACAAAAGACTATAGCCGTGCAGAATTTAACAAGGCGTTTGAGGCAATCTACGCCATGTTTACAAACCTGTACGACATTACTGGACCGCTATACAAGATTACTCGCACGATGGGAACCGCACGCGGTGGACAAGTCGGCGCAGGTCGATACCTTGTCGGCGAGCGTGGTCCAGAGATGCTGGAAATGTATCCAAACGGTGGCGGAAACGTCATCCCAAACCACAAGCTTCCTACCTCCATGCGCTCCTCCTATGGCGCGCTACGGGCAGGTAAGGGCAACCAGTATCAGGGCAGAGCCAATGGTGGCTCCGTTGGCGGGGGTCGCGACGACTATGGCATGGGCAACGAAGCAAGCAATTTCCAGGAAAGCCTGCAGTACCTCAACGACCCTACCGGGTTCCAGCAAATGTCGTTCAACCAGTTCATGGATAGCCCAAGCAAAACAAGAGCCGAGAAGAACGAACTAGCCCGTAGGTTCCCAAAAAACTACGCCAAGTACATTCGTTCGAAGATTTCTGGCGGGGCCGGCGGTAAGTTTGGATTTGGTCGCATGGGCGGCAGAGCTGTCGGTGGGCCCGTTAGCTCGGTTCTTGGGCCAATCCGAACGGATGGAGGTACCGATCCAGATATCCCAATTGACTGGGACGATGAGGACGATGATGGTGGAACCGAAACCCCAAGTATCGTCTGCCCTCCAGGGTGGATGCCAGTTTGGAACGGCTTTGGTTGGACCTGTAAGTACTTCACATCAACAACCGATCCAGACGATCCAACTGACCCGGACTGGCCGGATGTTGTCGAGCCGGACTATCCACCGACGGAATCGTGCCCAATTGGGACATTCCCGCGTTGGGACCCGGTAACTAAGTCATGGACGTGTGTCCCGCTGGATCTAATGTGGCCAGAGTTTGGCACGCCTGGGCTTCCAGTTCCAAGAGCGTTGTTGCTCGACGGGCGAGCACACATGATTGCAAACAACGAAATGCCATGGAAGATGAAGGATGGTGTTTGGACAAAGATTAAAGGACAACTTGCGCGCGCATACGCTCCGTACGGGGCGGGCGGGGGCGGAAAACCAGACATTCTTGATAACTCCGGCAACACAAATGCTGGCAAGGCAAGCACAAAGCCAGGCCCAGCGTTTGGCGGTCAACAGACTGCGGTGGTCGCGGGTGGTACAGGTTGGCAGAAGCGATGGGGCTGGTTCTCTAAGATTCCAGGCCTAGGTGGTTTCAAAAACATTACCGCGCTGCTGCAGCAAGACATCCGCCCTCTGGACTGGATTGGGAAAAATAGACTTGGGACAATGATACGAGTCGGTATGCCAGACAGCAAGAACCCAAGGGTCCGTCAGGGTATTGACAAGTGGATTCCTAAGGGAATGACGGGCAAGGGCATCCTTGGCAGGATTTTTGCAAACGGCAACCTAATGGATGCCTCTGCCAAGAGAATTTACCCAGCGATGAAGTTCTTGTCAGGCTATGCGGCTGTCCTCACTTCTGCTCTTGATTGGAAATCACAGGAGTCGATGGGGGCAGACTATTGGCAGGACCAGCTAAACGTTATGGCCAAGGAAAACACCATTGATGAGTGGTGGAAAGAAAAGCGAAAGTCGGTTGTTCCAAGTTGGGTTGATACCGCTATGGGTGTTGGCAATTTCTTTGCAAACCCAATTGGTGGGATTACCGATCTCCTTGGTTGGACAGACGCACCGCGGCTTCCTGACGCCCCTAACATTGTTAGCGGCATAGGAACCGCAATAGACAGCTCGTACAAGATGCCGTTGGTTGAGCAGGCTTTGAAGAATGGTGAGATTAAGTTCCCACCTGACATTGTTCTTGACGACGCGCAACGTGAATACTTTGAATCCTCAAAGGAGCCGTTCCCAAGGTTTGCCTTTAGAACGGGCGGTACTGCTCTTGCCCTATTGGTGCAAGGCGCTCTTACCGCATTCCTCGGTGTCGCATCTGGCGGACTCGCGCTCCCAGCGGCAATTGCAATCGGCTCTGTACTTTCCGCGGTAGGAAATGCGGCAGGCGGCTCAGCCTATGACCTGCTCATGGGTACGGATACGCCGTTCCATGAAGTTCGCGGGATTGGAAAAGCTGGCGATAAGGGGATTCTTTCTGGCATGGGCGATGTTGGTGCTGGAATCGCTGGGTTTATTAACGGCATTGCGGGCCTCCTCGACAGCGGGAAGAAGGTTGACCCTGCGTACTCTGAAAAGGTTTCGTACAAGGAAGGCCTGTTTGACCCTCAATTGCTCGCGCAGCTGTCAAGCGGTTCAAAGACGCAGCTACACGGCGTGATTGAGGACTATCGGCCAACCGATGTCCAGTTGCCAAACCCACCGGGTGGGTACCTTAGTAGCAACTCTGCCCTGCTTTCACAGGGGTATGCAAACCGTTGGTACAAGGACATTTGGACAAACGAGATTCCGGGCGTTCGCGAGGCAATGCACTTTATCCAGATGCTCCCAGACGGGTTTAAGCCGTTCTCGCAATCACCAGGCAGGTTCTCTCCAACGGCACGTGCCGCTGGTGGGTCCATCACCCCGTACATGCCGTACCTCGTGGGCGAGCGTGGACCGGAGTTGATGATCCCAAGCAATAGCGGGTACATGCTCCCGAACACAGGATTGAAGGCGTTGCAGGCTCCAGGGGACTTGCGCGCAGCGGGCGGTGCGGCGACAATCAATGCATCCGTCACCATCAACAACCCTGTTGTGTCGGATGCTGCCGATATTGATAAACTAGCCGAGAAGATAAGCGCAGCGCAGGTCCGCACCCTCCGTGCGGCAGGATTCCAAAGGCCAGGTTGATGGAAACTACCGAATCACTGATTGTCAAGATCCAGCCAAGGTTTGAGGGTGACCCCACGCCTGCTGCGTTCTATGACATCAGTGGTCGGGTAGACTCCGACGGGTTTGAATTTACATCAAGCGCGGACGGCGCAACGGCCTCTGCTCAAATCAGCTTGTTCACACTCTTCCCCCTTGAAGATAAAAGGTGGACCGAGTACGCAACTGCACAGGAAGCAGTAGAAGATAGTAAATTCTATTTTGACATTCCGGCTCGAACAGAAATCCAAATCTGGGAAGCCGCTTCCTGGTACACGGAAAGCCCAAAGCTGCTGTTTGGCGGCCTGGTCATGCAGGTCGAGGAAGAGCGCATTGGTGGCGGCATTGTCCAGCGCCTGACCTGCTCTGACTACACCGCACTCCTGGACGAGCGCGTAGTGGAGCAGTACCGCGTACCGCGCGACACCTACGGCTGGGAGATGATCAAGGGCGGCGTGGCGTACGAAGACGGACTTGTTGGCATTGCCCAGGTCTCATCGGCACCAGATGAAACTCCTTATCGGGATTTTACGCACGTTTCCTATGACTCCACGCAAGACATCAATAAGGCAACGTCCGCAAGCCATGATTTTATTAAGGGAGAGCGCTTCAAGCATCAACCAACAGGGATAGAGTACGAGATCGTTGGCACCTCTGGTGATGCGGTGTTCTATCGCCGGTCTTCGGCCAGCGGCGCCCTGAGCTTAACTTCGGGATTCCGCGTGTGGAGTCACAAGATCCTTGCCACAACGGTTGAGGATCACCTGTACGCTAGGAATCAAACGTTTAACTTCCCAAACATTGCCCACTTCAACAGCAGCTTTTACGCTATCCACGAAATTACAAGCAATTTGAAATTCGTATCAATGCACCGGGTGTCAACGGCCACAGCAACGGCAACTAGCCCTTTTGTAGATGTCACAGTTGTAAACATTACTAGCATTGGATCGGTAGATCCAAATAACAACAAAAACAGTGCTGAGTTTGCTTTTGCCGAATGCTCGGCTGTGCAACCGTTTAGCGTTGGGCAAACCATTCGATTTACGGCAGACCAGGTAGACCTTTTCTCTCCCTGGCTAGACGCATTGGCAGAAAGCCCTGCGTCCAGCGGGCTATACGCCGCAACCGTAAGGTCGGTTACCTCGCCATACTCATTTGCTATTGATAATGATTTGACAACAGGGGACGCTCCAGTGGAAATCGCTGGATACGCAGACGGCTATCCGATTCGAACGCAGGCGTACACGCTCTCTATCTTTGAGGCCGTAAGAAACAATAATCCGTTCCAGGATTCATACGATAGCATTGGCGTAAATTACAAGGACTATGTAAATGAGGTTGAAACCGCAAGGTACAACCCTATCCTCTACGGATACAAAGACTCCTACCCAAACGAACCCGCCATTGAAGCTGACCCATTTGGTTCGCGTGCAAAAATTTGGATAGACTTTTCCCGCAAGGGTTCAGAGCTTGACGGCGTTGCCTTTGACCCAACAACCAACTCGGCTACCTCACCCGTAAGACATCTTTCTAAGATTCTGAATCGGGCCACTGGGGACCGCTCGCTTTTTGTCACAATACCAAACGTTACTGTTGAATACAACAACTCTACTAACGTTTTGACGATTGGCATTTCAGCTGCCGGTTCAAACATTTTTGCAGGTGACCGCATTTCTATTTCCAACATCAGCGGCGCTCCAACTGGAACAGATGCGGACACAATTGCCAACCAGGAACTTGTTATTACGTCTATTCCGTCTCTGATTGAGGTTGATCTAGACGATGAGGCCAATAGTGCAATTCCAAGCGACTTCACAATCCCTGCAAGCGCGACATGCACCGTGCGACTGCTGCCAAATTACGACGATGACACCGGCGACATTAAGATTTTCACCGAAAGGCCTCACTCGCTAATCCCGGGGGAGACCATTGACCTCGTTAACTTCAAAGTCAATGCAAAAATTTCAGAGGTTGATGACGCAAACTTTACAATTACGGAAGTGTCCACCGCTAACGATCCAAGCGGCGGAAAGTACAGCAGTATCAGTATTGACGTAGGCGGTACCGATCCAGACATTGAATTGTATCCTGACAACAATCTTCACAAAAGCGAAAAGGCAACGATGATTTCTTCGGGGGCAGAGCTCTCCTCCGCCGCCAGGCGCCATAGGGTTATTCACGCGATGCGCAACAGTGGCGTGACAAAATTGACGGTTGTCACCGCCGAAATTGTTAACTCGTATGAGGTGATCGACGCAGACAATTTCTACGTCTACATCGACGAAAACACTGGTGCGTTCTTTGAAGACAATCAAATTGTCAGAGTGATTGGTCTCTCTGCCCCATTCTCTGGAAGATTCCGCGTTGTTGAGGTCTATTCCACAAGGGTAAAACTTAATCGTTCTGGGGCCTTTGGCGCCGGAGCTCATAGAATAGTTACGGCCGCTACGTACTCTTCGCCAAACATTACGTATACCGCCACGGCTCATGGTTTTGTTGCCGGCCAGAAGGTCAGCGTTGTTGGTGACACAATCTATTGGAGCGTTACTGAAGCAGAAATTATTAGCGTAACGACAAATACATTTGTTGTCGCTCGTCAAAATGCAGCGCCGACTGTTCCTTTTGTGCCAAGCGGATATGTAATATTGGCAAGGGTGACTGAGGCAATTAGCATTAGCTTATTTGGGAGATACAAGGACGTTTTTGACAACAAGTGGAAGGCGTACTTTACATCTAGCAATCACGGGCTTGCTGTTGGTGATGAAATCTACATTGATATTACTAGCGGCCCAGAGGAAATGCTGTGTGAGTCTGGCGTTGCAAAAATTACTAAAGTCGTTGGAAAAGAATTTCACTTTGAGGCAAATGGCTCCGGTCAGATGCTTCCAATTGAAGTATCTGTGAGCTATTTGGCAACAGTCACCAGGGCGTTCCCATCGACTACGGGGACATCCGGTAGCGTTGGACTCATGATCAGCAGGGCTGACGACGCGTATCAAGAGCAGGAAGCGTTCTTTGTTTCTGGTATTGGCCATACAAACTTTGACTCATCTGTGCCAGTACGAGCTGGCCGAATTAAGCGCGTTGAGTACCGCTCCGCTTCAGGTTCTGAAAAAATTCACTGGGGAGACAACGGCATTATTACGCTGTATTTCAACAAAACAATTAAAGAGTTGCAAACATTTTTTGGTGAAGGTCGCTCGGCATACTTTGACATTACTTCAAGCTCAGCTTACGACCCCACCTACACCAATACATTCTCTGGTATCTACACCGTCTTTGATGCTGGCGACACGGGTACGGTGGGGGAGCACGTTGACCTCGGTATTAATCCTGCAACATTCTTTGTTAGATTTATTGGAAGGCCAAGGCCTTCTGGCGTGCTGGCAGCAAACTTGCATTCCGTAGCTACAGGATCAGTTATTAGCGCAGACTACCTTGAATATGTTGATGGTCGCGCAAATGTAAATGACACTGAACCGTACGGAATTGGAGCCCCCGGCACTTCAAAGAAATTCAGGCTGGCGACTAGAAGGACACCCATTTCTTTCATCCAATACCTTGCTAACGGAACCGCTGAAATTACAACAACTGTTTCGCCAAACGTTAGCGATGGCAGAACGGTGTATTTCTCTTCTTCCGATTCCGGTTTGAGGCGGCACAGAACATCAAAAACAAAAGTTAAAGTTGACAAAAGAACAAATACAGTATTCCGCTACAAAGTCGGCGGCTCCTCGGTAAAGGCAACAAGAGTTGTCTCTGCTGCGGGAAGCACAACGTGGACAATTAAGCTTGCAGGAACTCCGCCGCAGGCATATTATTCCGGATGGAACATTCCGTTTAAGCTGATTGGTATTAGCACTAAGGCCTCCAACGCAGTAAAAGCGCTTAACAAAAGCGCTGGCTGGGATTCTGGCTCATATTCCTACGACGCCACAAAGAAAATAATTACCTTGACCGGCGGCCCCTCTCACGCAAGCGCCATTAATGTAAGCCCCGGCCCAAACGCCAAAGTCTCCTTTATGGGCGGAGCAAAAACATCCGCACCAGCGGACAGCTACGTACTTTCAGCCAAAAAAGAAACGGTAACAACATCCGTTTGGTCAATTGACAAAATCCTTAGCGTCTTCACAAAGCCGTCGACGGGGATTTCAGAGAGAAACTACGCAAGCGATTTGAGAATTAAGCGGCAGGGCGGAGCCCTGGTTCAAATTAAATATTACGAATGGCTAGAAGCGGTTACAGCTGGAACCTATCAGGTCACAGTGGGGGCCGGCCAAACATACACCGTTACCACCACAGAGCCGCACAACCTGGGCACATACCAGCCTTCGGTTGAGTTTAAGGGAATTAGCGGAACCTACGTAGATATTGGATCACCAGATTCTGGCCTTGTAAACGGCATAAAAGTTACCTCTCCAACAACTTTTACCTTCGTGCGCACTGCAGCGGCAACAGAAAGCGGCGCTTGTCAGATAAGAACAAGGAAGGCATACGTGCCAGATTCTACGCATTTGACTATGCCAAGAAACCCAGGGGTGTATGTAAGCGGAAGAACTGCAATAAAGTTTGTTGCCAGCCAGTGGTCTTCGCTGCGCGGCGACCGTTTCTACCTGGACGGCAGCGTTCCGACTGCCGGCGCTGGCACCTCAAAGCTAAGCTCCACCTGGACAATTGTAATGCAGGCAACAGCGCTCCCGACTGCGGGAAACTACGCAGCCATATTCCAGCACGGAACACCCGCGGGCGCACCCTATCTTTCGTTTGGCCTTGACAGTGACGGTCACCCCTGGGCAAGTTTTGTAACTACTGGTGGAAGAACAAAATACACCGCCACGGACATTACGCTTGTTGCAGAGGAAGATTGCGTATTGCAGCTAAGAGTTGCCTACTCTACGTCCACGGCGGCTACTGTATACATCTCAAAAAACACTGGAGCAGAACAGGCGCTGTCGGTTACAAACATTTACCGCGGCCTTTGGGATAGCGCACTGCCAGTCCCCTGGAGCAGCTCAGGCGCTGGTACGCTTGTTTTGGGAATGGAGCAAGACAGTGACTCCACTTACAGATACCCAATCACTGCTCACATTGGCGAGATTATTGCTCACGACATAGACCTTGGGGCAGCGCCAGCACTGGAACTTCGCGCATGGATGATGCACAAGTGGGCGCTTGTTAACTTCATCGACAGCGACCTAGTGCCGGACTACAGGGACTTGCGCAACGTCCCAAACAACGAGCTTTCTGATTCCAGTCAAGTAAAGAACGCACAGTTTGGTGGGCGAACCCTGAAGCAGGTCCTGGACTCTATTGTCAAAACTACTGGCGCAAGGTTCTGGGTAGATAAAAACAAGAACTTGCAATACAAAGAACTAAACACCAAGAACCTTGTTAAGAACTCTATTCTGCAGGATGAACGGGCCGTCTCTTCTTCTAGGTATTGGAACCTTACTAACTTTGCCGTTGTTACACAGGACCCAGCAGACGCAACAAGGCAGCCAGGTCCGTATGGCTATGGCTACGCGCTGGGCTTCTCTGGGACTGCTGCTGGTGAAGCCCACACCGATTTCATTACAGAGAACCCCGACAAGACAACCATCTCGGCAGACGAATACTACTTTGTCTCTGCCTACATGAAGACATCCGACACGACTAAGGCAGCCTTGCGCGTGCACTTCTACGCCTCAGGAACTAACACCGTTGGCTCGTCACACGACATCTCGTTCGTGGACGCAACCCCATTGACGCGCAATAACGAGTGGCAGAGAATCTGGTCTATTGTAAAAACCCCAGCAACTACAGCCAAGCTCAGCGTTGGGGCAATAAAGCTTTCTTCCGCAGCGGCAGTAAGCGTCTACGCAACTAATTTCTCTTGCGTGCAGCTAACAGGCGCTTACGGCTTTGCGGATGAGGGGCTGGCATACGAGCTTGCCCCCGCAAGACCCTTCTTGAACAGCGGAGAAACTGACAGCAGCTTTATCCCAATGCCGACGTATCCGTTTGAATCTCCCGACACAATTAGAAGCGGCGGCGCGGTTGCCAACAGGCTGTACCTCTACGCATCAACAGTTAACTCAGACGAGAACGGCAATACCATTACCAACGAAACCCTTGGCCAATCTGTTCTTGAATACACATACGATTACGTGCAGGGTATTTGGAAGTCTCATGGGAAAATCATTGAGGCAAGCCAGGCAGAGGATAAGGCCTCAACGCAATATGAGCTCACTGGGAAAGCGGAGGCGTTCTTCAAGGATAGCGGGGACACTATCAACTCATACGAGTTTGATCATCCGTATAACGGGTCGGACGCAATCCTTGAAGTTGGCTCTGTAGTCCCATACATCTGGTCAGAGGTGGGAGTTGTTGAGCCAATGATCGTAAAGAGCCACAAGACATCCCTCATTGGTTCGGAGCTATACCATCACGTTTCCTTGGAGCAAGAGCCCGACTATCAGAAAAATGCCCTTGTTCTTATTAGCCGAAGGCAGATGCAGGTTGACCTTGCAACCGCGCCAGAGGCAAGAGACAGGCCGCCTGCTGTAAGAAATTTCCGTATTGAAAGCGTTGACGCAGATGGTAAACTATCTACCATTGCCAATGAGTTCCGCATGTCGTGGCAATACCCATTTGATGATCCACTCGCCCGAGGCGTGCGCGAATCTGGCTTTGAAGTTCAGGTCCGGTGGCGCAAGCGAACTGTTAAGGATATGAACAAGAAAAAAATGGGCGTTCTTCCTGCAAAAACGCACATTTCTGTCGGTGCCAGCACTGGCGGCGAGCCAGTGCGGATTAAGATTTTTTCCAGGACAACTAAGTTCTCAGGGTTGGCAGTTGGTCAGCCAGTGGTTATTTCTGGGGCCCCCTACAACGCGGCGGCATCTACGGAAGTTAATCCAAACGGCAGTTATCGCGTTTCTTACGTTGCGGCAAACGGGCTTTCGTTTGCGTATGAAGTCTTGGCACCAAAGACCACCACCCCAGATGGGCAGGTTACTTACGTAACGAGAAAAGCGGTAAATATCTTGGCAAAGGCCGTGGCTGTTAAATTCATGGTTAGCTACACGGCCAGGCAGGGCGGCACATTTGGCGAGTGGAAAAACATCAACACCAAGATTACTGGGACAAGCTTTGCGTGGAACCCCGTGAGCAGCGGCCCTATTAGCGCGACGACCGCCTCGGAGATCAGCAGCATTGGCGGGCAGGCAGACCTGGACTTTCAGTTCAGAATCCGCGCAGTGGCCACAAATTCATCTAACGTATCTGTTTACTCAGTGTATACTGTATACCCATCTGGCGATGACTTTATGACAATCGCTACAACTAAAACCCTGGAGGGGTAATGGCCGAAGAGTACCTGGCAAATAGTAAAATACGAAGGATTGTTTCCGCGCCAATCCCTGGCGCCGAAAATCCTGTAAGCGCACTTACTGTTGAGAACGGCGAGATTCGCATTGTTAATCCAACTGACGTTACGGATTCCTCTGGCAATCAGGTTGCCGCTGGCGCTGGGACCCTTCTTTCCGCCGGCAACGGCGACGCCTCAATTAATGCTTCGTACATTAAGACTGGCGTGCTTGACGCCAACCTTGTCCGTACCGGTCAACTCCAAACTATTGCCTCTTGGAACAACAAAAACTATGGCTCTGTTGAAGATTCCATTGAGGCTCAGCAGGGATATACGGGCGGATACCTCTACCTGACTGACTGGTTAACCGTATCGCCAAACGTAGTGTATGCCGCCTTTGCCACCTGGGGAGACTACCTGAGCGGCACCACGACTGGCACTACCGCTGCTGCAACATACTTTTCTGTTGGCGACTACATCCGCGTTACTGGCGCAAACTTTGGCACACCTGACGACAACACGCAGGCAGATGGGGAGAATGCAAACGTCGGTGTTGTTGACCAAGATGACGGCCCAGTTGCATACGGGCGGGTCGTTGCCGTAGACACAGCTGGTACGGGAATCTTTTACACGGTAGAAGACACTGGCAAAACCGAACTTGAAGCAGGCAAGGTGGCAAGAAGCCAAGCATTTATTCCGACAATGTCTAAGGCCCATAAGATTATTAGCGTTACCTCTGCTCAGTTGCCCGCTCCAAACCCGGCCCAGGTCTATGAAGTTATTGTCACCACATCAGATGCTCATTACTTTGTCCCAGGCGATTACATAGAGCTTTACAACTGCGGCGCAATATATAGCGGTGTTTGGTACGTTGTAAATACACCAGCAGAGGATGTCTTTACTTTCCGCCATCGCTTTGGCGTTGATTCAGCGGCAGCACTTAACGGGGCAGAGCTCCCGTCAATCGAGACACCTGTTGCCATTCGCGTTCGCAAGACTTACGCGGTGTCCGCCAACGGCGACCTTACGGCTGCTTCTTTGAATATCCAGACTGCTCGCACGCAGGAAGGCGGCGATCCAATCTTCCAGGTGTTGAACGACAGCGTCATCATCCGCAAGCCAGACGGCACCATCCTTCTCAGCGCCAACACCGTCGGGTCATCTATTGACGTCGGCACCGTGACTGCGGACGAGATTACCGTTGGGGGAGACATTGACGCAAACCAGGTTGTGCGCGTCGGCACTAACGTCAGCCCATCCTTCCAGGGTATCTGGGCAGGCAATGCCAACCCAGACTTGGCAGAGTTCTCTGTCGACCTTGACGGCAATCTCAGGGCGGTCTCGGGGGCAATCGGCGGCTGGACCATTGGCGCAACGGAACTGTACAGCTCCGAAATTTACCTGAACAGTGGCGGGCGCCTGCAAATTGGCAACTCCGCCGAGATTACTAATCAGGACGGAGTGACCACCGGCAACAACGTTTTCTATATTGACGACGAGCAAGGTATGTGGATAGGAAACGCCGACATTGAGCAGGCTCCGTTTAGGGTCAACCTAGATGGCTCTATTGCCGCAAACAAGGCAACCATTACGGATTTGAGCGTTGACTCCCTGCGAATGGACGGCCGCGTCAGATTTGGCACAAGCAACGGCCAGCTTGAATCCTTCCAGGTTTTGAGTGGCGACCTTCAAGGCGTAGCCGCCCAGTGGAATCAGGACGGTTTGCAGATCTCCAATGGGGATATTACAAACTCCGACAAGATATATATTAACGGTAGCCAGATTGAGCTTCTTGCGGCAGATGGGACATCTCTAAATGCGATTACCGCGCAAGGAATTAACGCAAGCACTATTACGTTTGGGGCTTTGCCTGGCGGCTCTAACTTGATCCCAAACTCTTCTTTTGAGTTCGCTCCATTCTCACTAGGAGCAACCGGAATCCCAAACAACACCGCAGGAATTGGAACAGCGTTTAATATTACAGAAACAGGAAATACAACGGCAGGGTTTACAATGGTGCTGAGCTATTATGGCTACTAAAAACTTTACTATTTCTAAGGACGCTTCGGTAGTTTATACCAGCTCGGGCCAAAACCTCGGCCAGGGAGCAGGAGACAACGTTGCGGTTGGCTATATCAGCTCTACGGGCTGGTTGATGCGCGGCCTTATGGAATTTAACTGCGATTTTACTGGTGTAACTTCAATTACCAGCGCAACGCTTTATGTGCAGGCATATAACCGCGCCGGTCAGAACAATACAATCTGGGAAATGGGTAGCGGTATGGACATCTACCGCAACACATCTTCTTGGTCCGAGGGAAACAAGGGCGCAGATGGAGTTTGGTACAGCACAAACGCTGTTACCTGGTCAAACAAGCCAGCCTACACCTCTACGGGGTTTAAGCGCATTACCACTGCGCAAATTCCAAACGCAACCCCGGACCTAGGCGACGTTTACGCACTGGACGTTACGGACATTGTTCGATCTTGGGCACCTGTTACCGTAACTGGCGGCAGCGGCTCTGCAAACTATGGCGTTACATTGAAGATGGTAAACGAAACGTCGGCCAACGGCGGCGGCGTTGAATTCCGCACAAAGGAAGACAGCTCAATCAATGGCGGCTCTTCCTATGCTGGGGCTTTTATTGTCCTCACGTATGACTCCACAACCGCCCCAACTGCAACTCCGTCAGAGCCAACAATTACGGGTGAAGTTGCATCAATTTACAACCTTGGCGACACAGAACTTACCTGGAGCGAGACAAGCAAAACAGCGCTTCCGGTTCTTGCCTGGTCTTACGCTGCCAACGGCGGTGGCGCGCAAACCTCTTGGCGCGTTAGGATTTATGACAATTCTACTGGCGGAAGTACAATCTTTGATTCCGGAACGGTAACTGCTTCTGGCTATCAAAATGCAAGCTCACTAAACGTCCCGAGATACAACAATACCGCTGGGGGAAATACTGATTATGTGGCAACCTATTGCCCTGGCCCAACAGCGCTGCAAGGAACACTTCCCGACAACGGGGGAATTTGGGCATCTGGCTACGACGGCCTTGAAGGCGGAGATCAGTATTGGTGGAACGTTGAGGTAACTAGTGCCGCCGGTTTGACTAGCACCGCCACCACTAGATACCCCTTTAAGGTCCGCTGGGGCCAAGACGCATACTACTTTGACCTTGGCGCCTCATATGCAACCACCGCCGAACATCAAACAACCATTAACGCCGCGACTGGCGGAGCACAGGCCGTTCGACTATACGCGTCAAGCTCTTCATCTACCGTTGTCCCAACAGTTTGGTACTCCTCGCTAACCGCAGCGACGCCAGCAGACAATCAGTACATGTGGGTTCTGGTAAGGCTTGCGCAAAACGCAAATGCAACGGGAGCCCCATCAGTTTCTGGCCTTGATGCATCTTGGAATTCCTCCACAACGCAACCAGACGGATGGGCAATTGACACTACGGCTGGTGCTCACGAACTTGCGCTGACCCCCTCGCGCAAAAGATTTGGAACGAGGTCTGCAAAGTTTACCGTCGCGGGAACATCTGGTTCAATTAGCGCCTATAGAAATACAGTAGGCGACGGCATTCCCGTAAGCCCAAACACTGTGTACACTTTTTCCTGCTACGTCTATGACAATGGCACCGCTGGGGTTAGCACTACTGGAATTATCAAGCTAAAAGTATTCCAGGGTGACGGGTCAAGTGCCGTCTTGGCTGATGCAGACCTGCTTGCGACCTCTGACCCGCACACATCATTCCCTGCTATTGACAAAGATCCAACAAGCGGCATTGGCTGGCGCAGAATGTCTGTTACGTTTTCAAGCGGCGGAGTTTCTGTTATTCGACCAGCAGTGGAGTGCACGGATTTCACTCCCGGAAAAATTATCTTTGTTGATGGCGCTCTTGTTGAGGAAGGTTCGGTTATCCGATCTTACACTCCGGGCACTGTTAACTCCCCAGCCGTTGTTGAGGGGATGGGCGTTCAGATTGACGCGGCTGCTGGCGGAAAGATGCGCCTTCGCGGGTCTGGCGGTGGGGAGCGGAATGTCGTTGAGTTGGGCGTAGACGGACTGTCATTTGGCGGCTCGGCCAGCCCAGCAAACCTTTACTCGCCCGAAGCAGATGTTCTTGCTTCAGATCAGCAGATCCGATCTTACTTCTCTCCCGCATTCAGGGCAGAGACTGGAACCTCAACTGGAGGTGCGTTTAGGTCTCAGGCCGAAACAGACACTGCAGCAAGGTTTAACATTAGGACAGACGGTCAGCTTACTTGGGGAGATGGTTCGGCGGCAACCGATACTAACCTATATCGCTCGGCGGCAAACGTTCTTAAAACAGACGACACTTTCAATGTCCCAAGCATCGTTATGCCCGGCTCTACGTCAGGTACAATTACCGTCAATCCAACTGCTGCTGCCGGAACCACCGTACTTACGTTGCCGGCCACTACTGGAACAGTTGCCCTAACAAGCCAGATCCCAAGCATTGCCGGAACTACATTTGACCTTACCGGGGACGTCACAATGACCGCCGCTGCGCTGAACATTGGCTCAGCCAACAGCTATGTTGTTTCCGTTGACAATGATAGTCATAGCCATACGGGGGCGACCCTCTCTGCAATTCCAGGGGGGGACATTAACGCCGGATCAATAACTGGCACACAGATTGCTGGACTAACAATTACTGGCGCAAACATTGCAGCGGCTACCATCACCGCTGCAAAGATTGCGTCAAACACCATTACTGCCGCTGAGATTGCTGCTGATGCCATTGGGGCATCCGAGCTTTCAGACACCATTTCAATCACAACAAGCGGCACCATGACCCCAACCGGTACCGCCGACATTACCGGCACTTCGGGCTACAACTCCGTCTACATGGGCGGTTCGAGCGGTGTCTCAAAGCGTTTCTATCGCTTTACTGGTGTGTCTGAAGAGCGATTAAAGGAAAATATTACACCGACGTCTCTGGCGGCAGATGCCATTTACGGATTAAACCCTATCGACTTTAACTTTAGGGCCTCCGCCAGCGAGTTGTACCCAAATATTGAATTCCCAACCACCCGACAGTGGGGTCTAACCGTTGAAAATGCGCGCGAGGTATTCCCCTCTGCCGTTAGCGGCGGACAAAACGGCGAACCTTACGGCATCCACTGGGAGCGCATTTACTTTGGCATGCTTGTAGCCATTAAAGACCTAAACGCTCGCGTGCTTACCCTTGAAGAAAAAATAGCAGAACTCGAAGGGCGTGAATAAATAATCACCTCCAGGTAAAATACTGTTCTGCCTCGTAGCGGGCAATTCAGCATGGAGGTTCTTATGGGAGTTCAGTTTAGGGTTAAGTCACAGCTAGAATCGGACGCTGAGGCCAAGAAAGGCATTCTTGATGACTGCGGGCCTTCGTCTATGGCGGCATGCGTGTCTTGGGCGTTTAAATACGCCCCAGGGAAGGATTTCTCTGCTGCGGATGGCGTGGCCGCAAAGGCAAAGGCAACGGGAAAAGTCGAGAAGCAGGGCGTGTCCGACAACGGCTCGTCTCTCGGCGATCTCATTAAGACTGCTCGTGTTCTAGGCGCCGAAGCCCGCTGGGCGAAGGACTGGAACGACGTCATTGCAAGCGCCAAGGCTGGCGCAGCAATCGGCGTGTGGGTTGAACAGCCAGCCGGCTACCCAAAGGGTCTTGAAATCTCCGAGTGGCACGAAAAGTGGAAGCGTTGGTGGTGGGTTAAGCAGAAGCAGCCTAACCGAACCTACGGCCACATGACTGCTGCTGTCTGGGACAAGGATCTCGGATGGCAATGGATTTGCCCAACGCGTTCCGGCAAGGGCAAGGAGCAGTTTGGGGTCCTCATTAGCGAGGATACTCTGCTTAAGCTGGCCGATAGCAAGCGTGTTTCCAAGAAGCACGTTGCCCCGGCATTTAAGCACGTCATCATCGTCTCTGCGCCAAAGGGATGGGTCGCACCGACCCCAGCACCAACACCAGCGCCTGCACCAGCACCAGTTCCGGTTGCGCCGGTTCCGTGCCCTGCGTGCGGCGGCACTGGCATCAAGAAGTAATTAGGAGGTTTATCATGAGCGCAATTATTGCAAAAGTTAAGTGGATTTTTGATAACACGGGCATTGACGAGGCGCTTCTCGAAGCGTTCCGCGTTGGTCTTGCAACCGGTATCGCCGTGATGCTTGCTACTGGCGCCCCAATTCTGGACATGACCAACGACGACTTCCGAACCGTTGCGTCGGGTGCCATTGCGGCTACCCTCCAGGTTATTGTTCGGGCCCTCAACCCAGAGGACACTAAGTTCGGCGTCGGCAAGGCAAAGGCCGTTAAGGCTGAGGAGAAGGCCGCCCTTGCGGACACCTCCCACATTGCCGGCTCCGCCATCGACACCGACGGCGACGGCATTGCCGACGAGCTTGCTGGCAGCCTTGCTGGCGAGGCCTGGGACGAAGAGACTACCAAGTAATGTGGTATAGTGCACTTACGGCAAAAAGCCGCAAGTCGCAAGGAGGCCACTGATGGTCAAGAGCAAGAAGGTAGCCCCAAAGGCTGCCGCCAAGCCGGCTGTGAAGCCTGCTGCCAAAGCCGCCGCTAAGCCAGCTGCAAAGCCGGTTAAGAAGGCGCCAGCAAAGAAGGCCGTAGTGGCCCCAAAGGCTGAAAAGAAGTCCCTTCTTGGGAAGGTCGGGTCCTGGTTTAAGCGTTAACGCCAACTAGGGCGGCTGATACGGAGTACGCCCCGCATGTGCGGGGCGTTTCTCTTTCTACAGGAAAATATCCGTACCGTTACCGCGCTTGTCGGTAGTAGCCCAGCCTTCACCCTTGAAGACAACGCCAGCACCGCCAATAAGAATGCGCATAGGCTCCGCACACTTCTCGCACGGATACTCAGACTCATCGCTCATAGGGTGAACGACCTCAATGACCGATTCACACTTGTCGCACTTGTAGTCGTACGTTGGCATCTTACCCTCGCTCGTATGCTTTCTGCTCTTCCGCAAGTGCGGTCACCGCAGTCGCCCAGACCCTAGGAGTAACGTCATCAGGACGGTACCCGCCAGCCCCACCGTACAGGATTGGCATGTCGTGAAGTCCATCACGCATAGTCCGCATGGCGTTGTCGTAGCCCTTATAACTATAGTCGATTGAGGCAAGGGGGTCGAGCTTGTGCCCGTCCGCGCCGCCAGCAATGAACACATAGTCTGGACCAAAGTCGTCCACTACCGCAAGGAACTCGTTTACTGCAATCAGGAACTGCTTATCGCCATCCCCTGAGCGCAGCGGCAAGTTATAGACGTGGTCTTCTGGGTGAGACTCGTTGCCCGTGCCTGGGAAGATGCCCTTCTGGTGGACGCTATACGTCAGCACGTTAGGGTTCTTGCGCAGCAGGTTTTCCGTGCCGTCGCCGTGATGGACGTCAAAGTCAAACACTGCAACGCGCTTGCGGTCCCCGTAGGCGCCCTCTGTAAGCATGGTGGCAGCCATGGCTAGGTCTGCAAACACGCAGAAGCCACTGGAGTAGTCATGCTGGGCGTGGTGCTTGGCACCAGCAAAGTTGACGGCAAGCTTGGTGCGGCCTGCAACCAGCTCATCAAGGGCAACAATGGTGCCGCCAGCCATAAGCTGGGCAAGGGAGCCTAGGTCTAGTCGCTCGCCGCTCCACTCGCCAGAGAAGCCGCTCAGGACTTCGCCAATGTACTGCTTGTCGTGTACAATAGCAAGCTCATCAGGCGTGGCTGGGCGCGGAAGCACCTCGGCAATAGCCAGGTTCTGGAGTTCGGCCATCTCATAGAGACGGTCCTTGGCGTTCATAAATCGACGCCCCTGGGTAACCGTGAGCACCCAGTTTGCATACTCGTCGCTGTGGACGAGGGTAATATCACTCTTCATTGCTTCCTCCTACGTGTATTGACATGCCTCATTTGGCGTAGTCACATCTTAACACGTAGGAGGCGCCTTGTCAATCCCCGTCTTCGTCAAACGAAACGCGGAGCGGCATTGTTACAGCCCAAGCGAAGGTGAGCACAGCAAGGGTTGCCCCAACGAAGTCTCGCGTATCGCCATCTGGCAGAACAATCCAACCAACCATAAGACCGAAAATGGTCCACGACTGGCTGACTATATCATTAGTCGCCTGAGCCAAAAGGCTCTTCCACTTGCTCATTTTCCACCTCTCCTCTGCCCGTTTTGGGCTGTTTTAGCCTGTTGTGGCTTGGGCCCGCTGGATCGTCCTGCCCCTTGGCGGCGACCACCTGCTCGGCCCTTGCCTTTACCGCCACTGTCACCGCCGCCACTGAACCCGCCACCGCCAGAGCTTGATGCCCCGCGTGCGGCGGCTGCAGATACTGCGGCCTGTGCGATGGTCGTCATGATTACGGCTGGACCGACTACGGTTCTAGCCTCTTCTTTTTCTTCTTCGGTGATATCATTACCAAGATTGGCAACAGTGTCAATAGCGGCATTTACTGCCTCGCTCACTGCCGCAACAGCCTCTCCAACCGCCTCCGTAACCGCTTCTACTGCAGCGCCCGGATCAATTGGTCCAGGTGTGTCAGTAGGTACAGGGCTGGGATCAGGAGAAGGGGACGGAGAGTCCGTAGGGGTGGCCGTTGGCTCGGGCGTCGGCTCGGGTGTGGCAGTCGGGTCTGGTGTCGGCTCATTGGTTACCTCCGGAGTTGGCGTCGGTGTTGGCACCGGCGACGGGCTTACAGACGGCTCTGGCGTGGGCGTAGGGGCCACGCTAGGGCTCGGTGTTGGTGGTTCTGGTGTCGGTGTAGGTGTTGGCGTAGGGGTAGGCTCTGGGGTCGGCGTAGGAGTAGGCTCGGGCGTTGGGCTTGGGGTTGGTGGTGGCGGGGATGGGACAAACACAGAAACTGTCGCTGAGATGGGCGAATACACGCTAAGCGTGTCGTTGTCAGACCTTACCCAGAATGTGTACGTTTGATCGACGCCGCCGGTAATGGCAAAGACGTTGCTGCTAATGCCCATATTGGTTTCGCTGGAAGCAACAGCCCAGCCAGCAAAATCCCCAGTGGTCCAGAACACTCCGTATCGCTCAATGTCGGTGCCACTTGCTTCTGGAGCATTCCACGTCAGATAAACATTCCCATCGGTGTAGACGGTCACCATAAGGCCGGTCGGCGCGTTCAAATACGGGTCAGGTACTGGGGTAGGGGTTGGCTCCGGAGTTGGCGTTGGCGTTGGTGTCGGAGTGGGCGGTGGGGTTGGCGTCCACGTAGCTGATGGCGTTCCCGGCGCAAGTTCCGCTGCAAAGTTGCTGATCATGTAGTAGTGGTTTCCGCCAAAGCGGTCAGCCGTTGGGTCTCCGCAGCACACGCCCGCACGCACTCGGTATTCGCCCGCAGGCACAGAAACACGGATTGTTGAAGCAAGGGAGTATCCGCCCGTGTGCTCGGTAAACGAGTCGTCGTTAGCGGCAATCAACGTGCCGCTGCTGTCATACAGCCACAACATGGAATCAACTGTGCCAGGGCACCAGGGGGCAGTAGTGTCGTCGCACAGGTCGGTCCAGAGGTGCAACTCTCCCTGCTCTGGAACGGTAATCCAGAAATCCTGAGTGCGATCAACGTAATTATTTTGGCTTCCGGAAACCGGATTTACCACTACGCCGTAAGCGAGTGTTGCCAAAATAATCCAAATGGTAGCGGCAATAGCAAGAAACTTAGTATTCATTGTCCCTGCCCCGACATCCACGTAATGAGTCCGCCGACTCCTGAAAGTCCGAGAATGGCAAGGACAAACTTTGCAAGTCGAAAGGCCCCCCTCGTTTCGGCCATTTCGTTTTTGAGCGCGTCAATATCTCGCTGAATGCGGTCGAGCCTATCGAGAATGATGTCTGATTGGGATTTTGTCATGCGTCCTCCTTCTCCTTGGTGACGCATTGATTATCTCAAATAAAAAACGCAATTGCATCAGCAATTGCGTCTACGAAAAAAAGATTATGTTTGTATTATTCTTTAGGCGTTGACGTAATGTCTTCAATAATGTGTTGGCATTGTCCGCAATGCACGACAAAATCAACGCCAGACTCTTGCTCATACACGTTTGGAATGCCGTTTGCCTCACACTCAGCTGTCCGGCAAATTGCAGTCATGATAAGAATAACGTCGCTCATATCTCCTCCTTATGTTAGCGGTACGGCGTTGATCCGAGGATATGCTGTGCTTACTGTAACGCCAGTGCTGCTTTGCATGCGAACACCAACCGTAACTTCTACGGCGGTTGTGCCGACAGATGTGTAGACATCCATTCCGCTGACATTGGTTGAGTAGTTAATTCCGCTTTCAATGTTAACTGTTCGCGTGAAGAAGAGTAGACTACCGTCAACATAAATTTGATAAATAATGTATTGGTCGGTGTTTGTATTTGTATAAGATGCTGCCGTGTAGGTAATTAGCCACCGCTGACCAATATAGTTAGGCGTGAATGTTACTGCGTAACCAGCAATATCTGAATAGGCAGTACCAACGCTAGTTGTTTGGGTAACACCACCACCGCCGTTATAGCGCTGGGCAGTCATGCCGCTCTTGATAAATCCAGCAGACGTGATAGTTCCGTCAACCGTTAGGTCGTCTGTTGCTCCGTCAAGTGTTAGGTCGCTAAGAATTCTTACCATGGGGGTATATTACCCTAGAACAACAACCCGGTAGGTTCCGGCAAGGCTGATCGTGACGGTCAGGGTGTTGGTCGTGGCCGTTACCACGTCACAGAGCACCGCAGCATCGCCAGAATCGTACACGGAAACAACAACTGCCTTAGTCCCAAGGCTGTGGGTGACCGTCTTGGCCTCTCCGGCCGTCCAGGTGGCGCTGGTGTTGTAGCGAAGCGCTCCGCCGTAGGTTGAGGCAATGGCGGTGCCCTGCCACGTACCAGCAGAGATTGTGCCGACGGTTGTAATGCTGTCATCGCCGCTGTATGTTCCGCCAGCTACTGCGGCCAGGGTTGCGTTGTATGCCTGAACGTCCGTGCCAATCGCAAGGCCAAGGTTTGTGCGCGCCGTTCCAGCATCGCTTGCCCCGGTACCACCATCTGCAATTGCAATGTCAGTGCCGTTCCACACGCCGGTGGCGATTGTGCCAACCGAGGTCAGGCTTGATCCGGTGACTCCGCTGCCAAGGGTTGTTGCATTGAGGACGCTTGTTCCAGCAATCTCGTAGGCCTTGCCAGCGACCAGGTTAACGTCCTCTGAGAAGGTCCACGCGTCGGTAGCATCAACCCAGGTAATTGTCTTGTCGGTTGCGCCCTTAAGGGTAATACCGCCGCCATCGGCACCGGCATCCGTTGGGCTCACGACAGAGCCAAGCTCAATGTTCTTATCGTCCACCGTGAGGGTAGTTGAGTTGATGGTGGTGGTTGTTCCGTTGACCGTAAGGTCACCAGAAAGCACAAGGCTTGTACCAGTTGCTACGCCAATGTTTGGCGTGACAAGGGTTGGGGTGTTGGCAAAAACCAACGCACCAGTGCCCGTCTCGTCGGAGATGACACCAGCGAGTTCTGCGGATGTCGTTGCGGCAAACGCGCTTAGCTTGTCTGCGGTGAGCGCAAGCGTGCCGGTCGAGGCTGGAAGGGTAACCGTTCCGCCTGCCGTGGCGGCTGGCTGAAGGGTGGTTGTGCCAGACGACGAGCCCGGGAGCGCAACGCTTGAAATCCCCGTAAGGGCAAGGTTTGCAGACGAGCGGTTTAGCGCAACGCTGGTAGTACCAACAAAGGTTGTGTCAGATGGGTTTGCCTTGCCACTTGCAAGGTCATAGGCAGACTTGACCGACGCAGGCGTTGCCGCCTTGCTCGTTGAGGTGCTAGATGTTGAATCTTCAAGCTGGACTGCGCCCTTGACGGTCGTCGACGCGTCGGCAATGCTGATGGCTGGGGTGGTGCCACCTGTGGAGGAAATTGCGCCAGTTCCAGTAACGGCGGTAACCGTTCCTGAACCAGTTGAGAGGTTTGCCCATGCGCCGTTGGCGTATACGCGAACTACATCAAGAGCGGTGTCGTAGTAAACCTGTCCCTCAACGGGGGTTTCCGGAGCGGTAGCAAGGTTCTGTAGCCGAGCGTTCTGCAGCTCATTCTTCTGAAGGTCAAGATTGGCTAAAAACTTCATTTCTCTCTCCTAGTTTAAATATGCTTTGCCGCCAAACGCAGCAACAAAGCTGACAGTCAGGCTATTATTATCTATGT